CCTCGTATGCCATTTTGAGTGCAGCATCTGACAGTGCTCTCAAATTTTTTGAGGAATGGTACAACACCTGTGTGTTGAACTTCTCCGCCTCTGATTTTAGCGTTGATACCCCTGATTCGACCTGCGTTGATACCGATTCCTGCCCTTTGAGCAACATAGTAACCAATAGCCATGTCACTGCTAAAGATGCTATCGAGGGTGTCATCAACATCAACAAGAACACAGCTTGCAAATTGTCGAAGTGGAGTTCGCACTCCTGCCATGACAGGTGTGGGAATGTTGATTTTGTGTCTTGAGATTGCGTCGTAGTATCGTTTGACATAATCGAGACGTGTCTCCTGTGGATATTCTGAGAACAGCGTCGCAGCAATCAACATGTACATGAACTGTGGCGTCTCATAGACTTGACCACTGCTACGGTCCTGTACAAGATATTTATCTACAACCTGTCTTACGCCAGCATATGTAAACAATAAGTCACGATCGTGATCGATGTAAGAGTCGATGATATCCCACTCTTCATCATCATACTTTTTGATCAGTTGGTCATCATACACTCCCCACTCCATACCACGCTCAAGTTGTGCCTTGACGTGAGGGAAGTTATCAGGATGCTCACCATACACTGCCTTCTTCAGACCAAACAATAGCAGACGTGCTGCTACAAATTGATAGTTTGGTGCGTCCAGAGTGATCAAATCATTAGCAGAACGGACAAGAATCTCCTGAATATCAGAAGTCTTGATACCATCATAGAGTTGCAAACCTGATTGGATCTCAACCTGTGATGCAGACACGCCAGCAAGACCCTCACATGCGTGCTCTACCATCTTATGAATCTTTTCAAGATTGATCGGTTCTGTCTCACCGTTCCTCTTGACTACCTTGATGCCGTTGCTCATACTTTTTTCCACTCTGAAAATTTTACTTGTGCTTGCAAACCGCTATGCGTGTTGCATTCTACCATAGACTGTACGTCTAGTCCAGCAAGAATCATGTCATTCAAATCTTTTTGTTTTACTGTTGTAGGCCATATGACGACCTTCTCTCCATCCGCAATTGCAGACGCAACTTTTCCAACGATCTCTGTGTTTCGTGGTTCGTTGTCGAAAACCCAGACCCTATCTCTATAAGGTATAGAGCTGTTGTCAACATCGCTACCACACATAGCAATAGCATTGGTAACGAAATAACTGTCGAATGGTCCCTCTGTGATGTAGACTGTTCTGGTTTCTTTGACATTCTCCTGACCATAAATTTTTAGTTTACTATCATCCAGCATGATGGTGATGTATCTCATCTTGTCTTTAGGATTCAAGGAGCGACCTTGAAAACCAAACCAATTACCATCAGCATCCTGCAGGGGGATGATGATGCGAGGATGATCTACTTTGGTATCGGGGAATGTAGGTTTTTGTGTGTTCACCCATGTTTGAAACCTGTCAACGTAATATAAACGCTCTAATGCGTCTTGTGGTAACTTCCTATCTTGAAGGTAGCGAACTGCTGGGTGAGAAATATTTAGGTCTACAATCTTCTTGAGACCTGTTGGCTTTGATACAAACACAGGTGCTTCTGTTTTGAAGTCTGGATTTGCAACGTTCCTGCCTTGACCAGTCAATCCTGCCTTATATCTATCCATGACAAATTCGTCATATAGATCGGCAGCATGATCTTTCAAGAAGTTTCCAAGCGACCTACCAATGCCACAGTTATGGCACTTGTAGATGATGTCATTCTTCTTCAAGAAGAAGTATCCTCGTGCCTTCTTCCTATCCCGCTGCGAGTCTCCACAGTACGGACAGCGAAAGTTCCAAGCACGACCATTGTTCTTGACCTTGAACCTCTGAAGACGTGACGCTAGAAGGTCAACGTACTTCCTGTCTACGCTCATGCAATGCGGTGAATCTCTCCCGTCATCCTAGCACGCCTGTCAACTGGTGTCAACCTAAACCCAAAGAATGGTAGTGACTGCAGTACGATAGTTATCGCCACTGTACCACCCACTATCTTCCATAGCAGTTGCTGGTTGGACTCTACCTTCTTTTCTAGTTCGTCTAAATTCTTTTCTACTCTCTTGATTAGAGATATGATAGCATCGTTTGCACGCTCGCCTTCATCGAGTCTACTCTCATGTCTCTCTAGGATGATAGCAACTTTCTGATTACTATCTTGTATTGAGGTTACGGCACGTTCTAGTTTGTCTAGCATCTCCTTGGACAAATCCTCATAGATGTCTAGTTTACTTTCTAATACCTGTAATCTACCTAAACCAAATGCCATTACCCTGCCTGCCCGACGAAACTCAGTATCTTTTCAAAAGACTGAGGAGTTTCATTGGCAGCATTACTAAACTTGGCGCGGTTGCGTTGCACTCCTAGTTGCTCATACGCTTGGAAGATCTTTTGTGCTATGGCAGGTTGCAGATGGAACGACTCACCGTTCAAAAACTGAATCTTACCAGGTTGATTGCTGTCAGCAATCTGTTTGATAGCATCAATGTTACCACCAGACGATTCATATACAACTTCTTCGGATGCAGACTTAGGTCCTTGACCTGAGTTTGCTCCTTTCTTCATAATTGCAATCTTAGTTTGCAGGGCACGTTGCATCTCCTGCTTCTTCAGATCAATCTTTTTCTTTTCGGCAGCAATCTTCTGCTGCACTTGCTTCTGTGCCATCTGCTTCTTCATCTGCTCACCTTGTTTCTTGGCGGCAGCTGCAGCAGGGTCTTCAGTAGCTTCAGGAATATTTTTATATGCCTTCATACGTTTCTCGTTATAGAATTTGCCTGCGTCAGAGGGGAATATTCTATCTACCTTCACGTCACCTCGGTAACGTGGGTTGACGAGGAGACGTAACTTCATCATGAGTTCAGCATGTGAAGTTGCGTAGATGATAGTTTCACCTACTGTTGGAATACTTACTTTATATTGATACAGATGTGGTGTAGGTTTGGGATTCTCCACCGACTCTTTCATTTTTTTCTTTACTTTAGCACGCTTTTCTTTGTATTCCTGTGCATAAGGATGATCCTTGATGCGTCGTGCCATTCTCTTACGAAAATCCAACAGAGGATCGAATCCCGCTACTGGTCCTGTTGCAGCAGCAGATCCACTAAAACCACCAGTTCCTACGGTCATCATATCTTGTCTAGCTCCTCTTGAATTTCGTCTTCGGTATCCAATTCAGGCATCAAACCTACTGGATACAAACTTAGGAATAATAAAAAGGTCTTGAGCAGAGGCCAATACTCCCTCTCCAACTTATAAAAAAGCATAGGAGTTGCTGCCTCGCCAAAAACATTATATAAAATCAATATGTGATTGATAATAAGATGAGTTCGTAACTCTTTAGTCTTCAAGTACCTTCCAAATAATCTCTTCAGGTACTTGAAGCGTTTCATATCCTCATCGAAGTCCTCGCGTGTAACACATCGAGGATTATCATAATGTTTGATGGCGAACAGAATGAAGTTATCTGCATTCAGTTCGCGAAAATTCATCTATTATGAACCAAACGTTAGTGTAGCGGTAGCACTGATTACTTCAGGCGCACCATTGTCAGAGTTGACCTTCACGCGATACTGGTTGCCGTCGTTAGCAGCAAGTTGACCTGTGAGTGCCAAGGATGTGCTAGTTGCACCAGAGACGTTAGACCAACGACCACTGGAAGTTGTACGCTTCTGCCACTGGAAGGTTGCTGTACCAGAGTTGGTAACAGACGCTGCAACCAGGAAGGTTGCTGCACCACTAGAAGTGGTCTTGTCAGTGTTGTCAGTGCTGAGCGTGATAGTGTTCGCTGCATCTGCTGCGATAGTATCATCAGCAAGAGTCTCGTCTGCGTTCGCCTCAGGATTAGTGAGACTCATCAGATGCTCTGCTTTGTGACGTGTGTTGCCAGCAGCATCAGTGTAGGTGCGGTATGCCCACCAACCAGGGGCAGTGATACCGCGACCTTTGTTCGCCGCAAGTGCTGCTTCGGTTTCATCGCAAAAAACGATGGTTTCTGTTGCAGACCCTGCGCCGTTACCACGAGTAAGACCTACAGCGGTCTGGTTGGCGGAGGAGTCTACTCTTCCGTATAAAGACATGAGTATTCCCCGAATGTTTTCCTAATATTTATTTATATCACTCACCGTCTCTAGACTTGATAGACTTTTCAACTACTGCAAGCAGTTGATCATCCATTTCAGTCTTGGTAAGTGTGACTGCTTTTTTGAGAATTACCAAACAGATCTCAATGAGTTTCTCACCGAGTTCTTCGTTGTCTGGAATTTTTGCTACAGCATCAGAGATAACCTTAGATGCTAGAGGGAGTAAAAACGATAGCATGATATTTACCTATAAAGGGGTCAATCTATATATCGTCAATCACCTCTGTATCTTGAACCAGGTCTTGGACCTGTTGCGTCAGTCATTTTCTGAGCGTCAGAACGAGTGTCCTTAGGTGCCTTACTGTTCTT